AGGGCGGTTTAATTGTTGCGGCGGTTAAAAAGATTGGCGTTGATGAAATAATTGAGCGAACTATGCCGGAGCCTTTGAGCGATTTAACGGATAAAAAGCCCCGCACCTTAGAGCAAAAAATAATGTATAGTTATGAAGGTCCGCGCGACAATCGTAACCGTGACTTTTGCCGCCGCCTTTTGGATATGGATAAGTTCTTTTCACGCTCCGATATTGAAACAATGAGCGCTCGATTAGGATATAGTGTGTGGGATAGGCGTGGCGGTTGGTGGACTAAGCCAAGCGGTGAGCACTCCCCATCATGCAGACACAGATGGGTGCAAAATTTTGTTATTCGTAAAAAATAAAAAATGAGAGATACTTTATTTATAAGCCCTGAAAATATTTATGAGCGTACACAAATACACTCAAACATTGATAGCAAAATGATCGTTCCTGAAATAAAGGTTTGTCAGGATATGTATATTTTGCCTTTATTAGGCTCTGGATTGTACGAACGCTTGCAGGTTGGTATTGAGAGCAATAATTTAATAGCGGATGAAATAACGCTCTTAAAAAGCTACGTGAGGGATTGCCTTATTTATTACGTGGTAGCGGAATTAACAGACACCTTAACCCATCAATATTGGAATAAGGGCGTTTTGAAAAAAACAAATGAGGGTAGCGATAACGTATCAATGAGCGAACTTATTGACTTAAAGAATAAGTTTAAAAGCCGGGCGGAATATTACGGGCAAAGGTTGGTAAAGTATTTAGTTGAGGAGAGCAACAACGCAAAATTTCCTTTGTACATTAATCCCGGCAGCCGTGCTGATACGGTGGTGCCAAAGCGTGACGCATACTTTCCGGGTATTTATTTAGGTATGCCTTACGATGAATTTAAGAACTGTGACGACTGTCAAAAACCATTCAGAAATGTATAGCAAAAAGACTATTAAAAAATTAAAAGATTACTTCGCAAAGCAAAATGACCAGAAACCAAATAGCAATACAGCTAAAAAAGATAGCAACCGACCACCGGCAGATAAGAACTGCAAAGGTGGTAAATACTGATTATTTTCTACATAATGAGGTAAAGGATGTTACCTATCCGGCAGTCTTTATGACAATGGGTAATAGCACTACGGAGGGGAAAATAAAGACGCATACGGTACAGGTAACAGTAGCTGATGTTGTTTTATATACTACTGAATTAGAAGTGCAAAGCGATATGGAGCAGGTAGCTAATGATTTGCTGGGGCAGATAGGATGGGAAAAGCAACCGTGGAGATTTACCCGCTCCACTACCTTTGAGTTTTTTGAGGATAAGTTTGAGGATATTGTGGCGGGGGTTACATTCAGCATTGATTTAGAGGTGCCGTTTCTTTATGATGTTTGCGACTTACCGAGCAATTATGAGCTGCCAGATGCTGGCGAGTTTATAGTTGTTGAGAACTATTTAATAAAGCGGACAAATAAGGTGGCGGACTTTATTGTAAGCAATAGCGCACCAATGCAACAAGACGATACTGAGTATCAAAATAATTTACTGACAGTGCCGCCTTTGGTATTTATAGATGGGTTAATTTTGACATATCAGGTTAGGAATGATAGGCGTTATATATCGCATAATGTAACTACAAAAACAATAACAATAAACGGAGGAGTAAATGAAGGCGAAAATATACAGATATATATTTAGTAGTTTGTTAATTCTTTTATCCTTAATCGGAAAAGGGCAGACTATTGATGGAAAACTTTACACTAATTTTTCGAACTGGTATCAGTGGAGCGGGGGCAAATTCATTAATAATTTGAATATCCCAAAACTTACTGCAACGAGTGGCCGTGATACGGGTGGCATTCGTTATGCTTTGGCAGATAGTTCAGTTTATGTTTGGACTGGTAGCCAGTGGCGGAAGGTTAGTGGTGCAATTCCTACTTTGCAGCAAGTTACAACGGCGGGGAATATTACGACTGATAGTATTATAAGCCGTGGTTTTATTATTGATGGTGTTTCATCTGATTTTTCTATTGCCGAAGATGGCGTAGGTAGTGGTAGGATTGCATTAAAAAATAGAAACGGTACTTATTCTTTGGTGAGGTTAGGTAATCAACTATCTTTTATCAATAGTGCAGGCAATGCGACAACTATTGTAAAAAGCACAACAGCTGCCACTTATACAACTACTCTTCCAGATACAACAGGCAATTTATCCGTAGGCGTTGCAGCCAATGGCACTACCTATATGGCAGGCACTAATGGAATAACAAACATCGGCAACACCGATACTGCAACTGTAGTAAAAGCGTACGTGACCAATGCTGAAGCGGTTACAATTACAAAAGGTCAAGTGGTGTATATTTTCGGAGCGCAGGGCGATAGGGCATCAGTAAAGTTAGCAAAGAATACAAGCGACACTTTCAGCTCAAAGACTTTAGGTATTGTAAGGGCAGATATTGCAGCGGGACAAGCGGGATGGATAACCACACAAGGTCAAGTGAGTGGCATCAATCTAAGCGCATATAGTCCGGGGGATATTTTATGGCTTGATAGCGTGCCGGGTGGGTTTACAAAGAACAAGCCACAGGCCCCGTATCATAGTGTATTTTTAGGCGTTGTAGAAAGGGCAAACGCTGGTAATGGTTTGATATACGTTAAGCCACAAAACGGAGTAGAATTAGATGAGCTGCATGACGTTAGGATTACAAGCCTTGCCAATAATGAAATAATAAGATATAATTCTTCGCTGGGGTATTGGGAGAATAAGACCGTTGAAAGCATCCTGCAATTTGATACCGTTCCTTTGGCGGTCTTTGGTGCTGGTAGCGGTGCGGCAGGCGATACGTTGGCATTCAGCACATCGGCGGTTTACGGTAGCTTTTACAATGCAGGCAGCGATACTTTGATAATTACACAAATGAGAGCAGGGGTGTTGGGTACTTCGCCAAATATTACAACAGAGGTTTATTGGAACGATAGCTTGAATATTACGGCAGGGGCAACTATTTTGGTGAGTGGTGGCACATCGGTTACAGGTACGATAGGTGCGACAAATGTAACATCATTTACTAATAATAAGATTCCGCCAAATGTATGGGTATTTGTTAGGACATCAGCGGTGGCAACAAAACCTACTTATTTTACTTTGACCTTGTTAGGGTATAAAAAGAGAATATGAGATTTACTTTTGTAATATTACTTTTTTTGAGCTTAGGTGCGGATGCGCAAATGATTATAAAGGCGTATCCTAATTATAAACCTTTGTCGCAAAAAATTTTTAATGGTCAGGCATCTTATTCAGTTCGCAAGTTAGATGGTTGGGGAGGTAGTGCTTTGCGTGTGCGCCGTTCAAATGATAATGAGGAGCAGGATATTGGTTTTGTGGGTGTTGATTTAGATACTGCTACACTCAAAACGTTCGTAGGGGCAAATAGTGGCTTTGTTACAACGTGGTTTGATCAGTCAAGTAGTGGGGAAGATGCAATACAATCAACGGCAGCTAATCAGCCGCGTATAGTAAATGCGGGAGTTGTGGATAGATTAAATGGTAAGGTTTGTTTGGTATTTGATGGGTTGAACGATAATTTAATTGCAGACAATTTAGCAACAAAAGTAACTGGAGAGGATAAGCCATTTACAGCAATTGCGGTTGCATCAAAAGCAAATACAAATGTAACGGCTGCATTGTTAGGATTTGGCAGAAGCACGACAGGCGTACCAACTTTAATCCCTATTGGATTTGTAAATTCAAACAATGATTTTCGTGTGCAAATAAGAGATAATGCAAATGGGAATACAGTAATAGATGGAGGTTTTTATGGAGCTAATAGTCAATATCTTATTTTTTCATCTACTACAGGTTTATCTGCTGAGCTATTTAGTAATAATGCAAGTCAATTATCAAGTGCATACAATAGAGGCACATTAACATTAAATCAATTTTGTATAGGAGCGGTAAGAAGAGTATCAAATCCTGACTTTCCATTTAACGGAAAAATTCAGGAAGTCATTTTTTTTAATAGTGATAAATCTTCAGACAAAGCAACAATACAAACTGACATAAATACTTATTATGGCATATATTAAAGTTTTACCACAGGCAGGACTAACAAGCTACGAAAGAGCAGAGGCAATCAGTTACGAACTATGGGCAATTAGCAGACCCCCTGCAATACGTAACCCGAATGATGTAACTACCTATCTTTTCGGATGGGTTAAGCATCCCACTCAAGACCCTGCTTATCAGGAAGTAGTAGATACGGCTTTGGATGTGGAATTGGATTATAACATTATTGTGCATCCTGAAAACAATCTGACTAATCTTATTGCTTTGTTTCCTGAATTATCACAAGCGGAAAAGGATGGGCTGGCAGCGTTTATTGAATCACAGCAGAGCTTTCCGTTTCAGTATATTATCCCACAGGATACAACGGTATTTACTTATGAGCAAATGAAAGACGCAGGATGGTTTCCTGAACCTGATTTTGGAGGGTTTATATGAGAGGGTTTATATTACTATTAATCGCTTTGCTTTTATCGGTTGTTTTGCTTCCGATAGGTTTTACCTTTCAGGTAATTGCAACGCTATTCAGGTCAATAGACAGCTACCTTTTCCAAATAGCAAAGTCAATAGACCAGCATGGTAATTTGGTTTGTGCGGAATTATTTAACCTTACATTGATAAAAAGGAAAGGTTACAAATTTGGAGATATGGACAAAACTATTAGTTTTGTATTAGGCGTAAATGCCGAAACAAAAACTTTAACGTATTTAGGTAAGAAGGTTTGTAATTTGTTGAATGTAATTGAAAAAGATCACGTGAAAAAAGCCGTAGAATATGAGCGCAAAGATTGAGCCGTTAATGATGTCCTTATTGAGTATTATGGCGTTTGTAACGCAAAATGATGTAGTGTTTATTTTTACAATAACAGGTTATTCGGTTTGGATTTTAAGAAATTTACCTGCAGCAATTAAAGTAGTTAAATCAATTAAAAAAAAGTGATATGCCAGAATGGTTAAAAAGACTAACGAAAACTGATATCAGAAATAGCCTTGCAATTATCATTGTGATAGGTAGTTTTCTTTTATTGTATCTATTGCAAGTGAAGCCCATCCCTGAGCAAAATCATGACTTAGTACTAACGGCAGGCGGGTTTATCTTTGGCGGTGCTTTAGCGGGTGTGGTAGGGTTTTATTTTGGCGCTACTAAAACAGATAAGAAAAATGACACCGAATAATGATAAATTAGAATTAACGCTATACGTGTTAATCCTTATTTTATCAATAACTTTTTATTTACTAATTTGTTATGTTTAAATATTTATACTTATTTGTATTCTACTTTTTGATATCATGCGCAAACCCTAAAAAGTTACATCGCATGATGGATAATTTACCTGAAGCATCTGCAAAGGAATGCGCAGATAGATATCCTATAAAGGAGAAAACGGATACCGTTAGCGTAGTGGATTCCGCTTTAATCAATGCTTATGAAAATGAGTTATTTCTATTATGGAAACAACTGGATAGCATCTTATCCGCCGGATGCGATACGCAATACATAACACGTATTAAAGATATCATAAAGACCAAACCTGCTAAACCTGAAACAAAATACATCATTAAGACACAAGAAAGCACGGCGAAGCTTCAGGTATTAAAAAATGACTGCGATAAAACTATCAAAAGTTTGTCGCAAATTAATACGCAAAACGTAACAAAAATTCACGGTTTGGAATTAACCAATGGCAAACTAAAAACCCGCAACAAATGGATGTGGGTTGTAATTATTTGCCTTAGTATTTTTTCATTCCGCCGCCAATTTGCTAAATTCATTATATGAAAGCAACTATTTTAAAATCAGAAGATGGGCAATGGTATTGCATTTTGATTGCTCGCAATGGGCAGGTTTTATTTACGAGTGAAACATATAAGCAGAAAAGAAGCATTTTAAGAATGCTTAAAAATAATTTTCCAAAAACTCCGATTGTAGAATGAATAAAGGAATTGCCATTATTCGCAAATATGAGGGTTTAAAGCTTCGGGCATATATCTGCCCATCAGGTTTGCCTACAATAGGATACGGAGCTACTTTTTATATGAACGGCAGCCGCGTACAAATTGGTGATGTTATAACTATTGATCATGCTGATAAGCTTTTGCATTTTCAGGTAAAGTTATTCGCTGACGAAGTTAGGCGCACAGTAAAGTCAAACATTAACGATAATCAACTTGGCGCTCTTGTTTCTTTTTGCTTTAATGTCGGCGGGGCTGCCTTTGGCAGATCCACACTTGCAAAAAAAGTAAACGCAAACCCATCCGACCCTACAATCCGCAATGAGTTTATGCGATGGACACGCGGCGGCGGTAAGGTACTGCCGGGACTTGTAAAGCGTAGGGAAGAGGAAGCCAATCTTTATTATGCAGCAATTTAGCAAAGGAAATATAGCAAGGGAGTACCGATTGAAATACGGTATGGATATGCCTACCATAACACTTGCAAAATTGATGTACAAAGAGAATAAAGAACTTTTTATATCTGTTGATAATGCAAGGTCAATATTAAGATATAATGAAGGTAAGCATGGCAGCCGTAATAAAAAATACGTAAAAGATAAAAGC